TGAGAGGCGTTAAGAAGCACGATACATGGACAATGACAAGTAAGATGGTTGGGTTGTTTAAAGACGATGACAAGGCGCGTAATGAGTTTTTAAGGTTAATAAATCATGACAAATAGTGACATTAATAAAAAGAAAATGATTGAAGCGATGGAAAAGTCGCTCGGCATCGTTACAACTGCTTGTAAATCAGTTGGTATAAGTAGAGAAACACATTATAGATGGACGCGTGAAGACGAACAATATCGAATGCAGGTAGAAAGCATTTCGGATATGGCGTTAGATTTCGCAGAAAGTCAATTGCACAAACAAATAAGCGAAGGAGAAGTATCAGCAACAATTTTTTATCTTAAAACAAAAGGCAAGAAACGCGGATATATCGAAAAGGTTGAGCAAGAGATTACCGGAAAGATGGATAATCATTTGCAAATATCAATTGTAAGAACAGAACATAGGATTAACAAATCGGAAAACGATATTTTATTGGATTAATGTTTGAGACCACAGAATTATTTGATGAGAATATTAATGCAACAACAAAAGTAGTTGTAAATCAAGGCGGTACATGGTCATCAAAAACATATTCTATTCTTCAAGCGCTTTCTTACATCGCATTAACCGATGCCGGATGCTTAATTACGATTGTCGGACAAGATATTCCAAATTTAAAACGCGGTGCATTGCGCGATTTCCAAAATATTTATTTGGATACGCCTTTAATCGAAGCAGAAATATTAAGTTTTAATAAATCAGAACGGACATTTCATTTTCGCAACGGCAGTATAATTGAATTTCAAAGTTATGATAATCAGCAGGATGCAAAATCCGGTAAACGAGATTATCTTTTTATCAATGAAGCGAATGGTATTGATGTTAATATTTGTAAGCAATTGATTATCAGAACAAAGAAAAAAGTTTTTATAGATTACAATCCCGATGCAGAATTTTGGGTGCATGAAGAATATTTAAATAACCCAATTGCAACATTTCTTTATTCCGATTATAGAAACAATCCCTATGTACCTCAATCAATCATTGATGAAATAGAAGGTCTTAAAGCAATTGATTATGAATTGTGGAAAGTTTATGCGCGTGGCGTTACCGGCAGGATCGAAGGATTGATTTATAGGCATTGGAATACATCGAATGCATTTCCAACAGACATTCCTTTCGTTTATGGATTAGATTTTGGATATAATCACCCAACGGCATTAATTAAAACCGGTTGGTCAGATACAACATTATACGCGCAAGAATTAATTTATGAAAGCGGATTAACAACGGCAGCATTGATTGATAGAATGCGCAATTTAGATTTGGGAAGCGTTCAAATTTATGGCGATGCAGCGCGACCCGATACGATTGAGGAATTATATCAAGCAGGTTTTAATGTTTATAGCGCAGAGAAGCCGGTTAAAGATGGCATCAATGCTATTAAATCAAAACCTTTATTCATTATTGATAGTCCAAATTTGGTTAAAGAATTACGAACATACAAATGGAAAGTAGATAAGAATAACAAACCTTTAGATGAGCCGGTAAAATTTAACGATGACGGAATGGATGCGATGCGATACGGATTTTATAATGGATTGAAAGCAGCAAATAAAAAAATATCATGGTTTTAATTACAATAGACAAAGAATATCAATTTCCAACGCAATTAAATGAAATTACATTGCGACAATTTATATCTATATCAGAAAAAATAAACGATAAAGATTATGAGAGTGTGGTTTTTGATTTAATTAAAATTTCGGAAGATGTTTTTTTTAACATCAATATAGAGGGAAGATTCAAAATCATTCAATTAATTGAAATTTTAATGGATAGCGAATTCTTACACGAACAAAAAGACATTGACTTACATTTATTGATTGATTGCCCGATTGGACAATTTGAAGATTGGAAAGCAATGTTGATGCAGCAAAAAGATAAGCCATGGAACGCGTTGCCTTATTTATGCCTTTTAGAAAACGGAGAATATAGTTTTGATAAAAGAATTAAAGAACGATTGAATGCTTGGTTAGACATGCCGGCATCAGTTGCACTTTTCTACCAAAACATTATCAGTCAAGAATTTGAAGATATTAAAAATAAATTTTTACCTTTGTTTGAAAACGAAGTTGAAGATATACAATTAGAAGCAGGTTTACAAACGCTGCAACAATTTGGCGGATATTTAACTTTGATACAATTAGCAGGAGGGATTTATAAAGATATTGAAGCAGTTTCTAAAACATCAGTCGGCGAAGCTTATACTTTTTTAACTTATAAACAAATAGAAAGGCAATACGAAAAAAATTTACAAAAATTATTGAGTGAAAAATCTAATAGACATCTTCAAGAATAAAGCAGAAAAATCATTTTACTTTGGGAATGGTACAATGATTGAATTAAACGCGCAATCAGATGCTAAATATCCATTGATTTGGATGCTATTTCCAATTACCATTACAAATAATACCACAAACAATTTTATAGTATCGCAGACATTCAATTTCAATTTATTGTTTTTGCAATCCGGACATACAACGGACAAACAAACAACAATGAATAAATGGTTTGATGACATGAATAATATAATGGTTGGATATATTCAATCTATGCAAATAGATAATGAAGATTTAGAACGCAACGCAATGACATTTGGACAAGCATCAATGATAAATAAAAAGCAAGACAATGTACATTATGGTTGGTCTGTTCCGGTAAATGTTACGCTTCCTATAAATAGTTCTCTTTGTTGTAATATGTTTGAAGATGGAGTTTGATTTAACAATTGAAGAAGTATTTAATTTAAAAGATGCGCTGATTGAAAAATTAGGCAAGGCAGGATCGTTATCTAATTCTCATAAAGTTGAAGTAAACGAACAAACAACATTCACAGAAATAAAAATTGTTGCAAATGAATATTGGTTTTGGCAAAACGCAGGCAGAGGCAAAACAAAAAAAGGAAACACGCCGCCTTTAGTCAGACCAAAGATTGATGAATGGGTGCAAAAATTACCTACATGGTATAAAGCCAATGGCGCAGCGATGACAAAGGACGAACAAGCGTTTTTGGTTACGCGCAAAATTCATAAGGAAGGATACGAAGGCAACCATTATGTAGATGATACCTTGCCTATTTATGAAGCCTTAACAAACAAAGCAGTCTTTGAAGACATACAAAATTATTTTAATAACGAATTTAATAAATGAGTTTAACATTAACATCAGCACCTGCAATTCAAAATGCAGTTTATAATCCAATTACATATTTATTTTCTTCGGATGTAAGAGATGATTATACGATTGGCGCGCAATTATCAGTTAGTGCAGGAAACATAACAAATACCGCAGGGTATGTTACTTTTTATTCTCCATCGCATTGATTGTTGCAAGGAGATTTTATTTTAGTAACGGACCAATCAGATATAACAAACTTACTTGGAGTTGTTTATATTACTCAATTAATAAGTGCAGACCAATTTGTAACTAATATTCCATTTACAATTACGAATAGCGCAAATGTTTTATTTTATAAATATTACAACAATTACAATGCTATTATTCGTGTCTTTGGATACTTTGATTGCATTGCAGATTATGGATTGCTTGCAAAAATTCAATTAAGACCTTTCTTCGATGCAGGATTTTGTAATTTCTATATTGATATTGCAGACATTTTAAAAGATTTTAATTCTGATTGCAATACGGCAGCAGGAGGAATATCAGCAGATTTATATCCTTTAACTTCAATATTAACTTATCAAAATAACGAACAATCATTTTTAAAATTTTATATCAGTTACGCAGAAGGTTTTGACAATCCGGTTGGAACGGATGCAGCTTATGTAGAAACAGCACAAACAGATTTATAACATGCCTACATTTTACTATACTTCAAACGCAGCATTGCAATATAATCAGACAAATAATATGGTTGATTATTATGCGGATAACAATACCCCTCCGGTTGCAAAGTTTTTAACCGCAGCACCACAGACAAGAATATTAGCAGAGAATGAATTATCTGCATTGTATTTTTTATGTAATCCACAAAATATAATTGTTCGATATTCTTATTATGAAAATAATACTTTTATTTCAGATACTGATAATCCTATTTTAGAAGAAAATTTAGAATATCATAATGCAATAACAATTAATTGGAGCGGAGCGCCTGCAAATGCAAATAAAATGTCAGTTCAAATTTTAAATGAAGATACGGATGAACTTACAGAAATAAGATATTTTATAAGAGCAGAAAGTACATGCGTTAAAAATCAAATTGTGTGGTTAAATAAA